GATGGTCAGATGGTTTTTAGCTGATTTGCCGGGTTGGTCAATTGGTTTGTGTGGCGGTTATGGTGTGATCGCGGAGGTCCAGGAGCTGGGCAAAGAGGCGTTGGTACCAGGTGATGGTGACCGCGCCTTTTTTTATGCCCATGGCTCGCAGCAGCTCGTTGTGGCAGATGGAATCGAGGGCGCGGAGAACTGGGGGTTCTTCCGCTTCTATGTCGAGGCGGCTGCTGTTCCAGGTGGTGATCTGGTTTGCGGTGGGTTTGTTGGGCTTTTGCACGGCCTGTTCGAGAACGATGAAGCGTTTGGCGAGGTCGGTGTGTAGGCGGGCCATTCTGGCGGAGCCGATGACCAGGTCTGCTGCAGCGAAGATGGTGACGATGGCCGCGGCGGTGATGGCGTACCGCTGGTCTGCCTGGGCCAATAGCGCGGCCATGGTGGCGGATCCGAAGATGACGGCCATGGCGCTGGTGGTCATGTTGAGGCGGTCGAAAAAGCGGCAGCGGCGCATGTGGTAGCGGACAGAGCGGCGCACACTAAACAGCAGGCTGTATTGCTGGTCGAGGTTTTGGTCAGTCATCATTTTTTCCCGGTTTTGGCCTGGGGGGTGGCGGGTGGGTGTCCGTTATCGTTGTTACATGGTCTCTTTTCTTACTGCCTTCTGAATATTCGCTGCGCTTCTGCTCGGATTCGTCGCTGTTGCGCCGGCGGTCTGGGTGCCTGGTCTTGTCTGTCATTATCGATCCGTTTGTGGCTGCGGCTGTTGGGTGCCGGCGCGGGCGAGGCAGAGCATGTTGAATAGCTTGGCCGGGTTGGGGTCATGGAGCAGGTGGTTGTATGCGGTCAGGATCAGGTCTACGACTGCGGCGCTGGGCAGTTTGTGGCCGCTAAGGGCCTGGAGATCGTAGACGATGGTGATGGCGTTGCGGAGCTGGGCGCAGTCGAGCGGCTGGCCTTCAATCCGCTTGCAGGGGTCTTCCAGGGCGTCTGCAAAGGTGGTGCCGGGGCCGTCGTTGGCGTTGGTGGTGTAGCCCGGTTGCGTCTCTTTTTTCGCGTTCGGGGTGGTTGGCTGGGCGTTTGCCTGGGGTGTCATTGGTCCCTGGCCGGTGGCGAGCCATTCGAGGGACACGCCGCCGGCCTCGGCTATCGTTATAAGGCGGGTGCGGGATGGATCGCTTTTGTTCGACAGGTATTTCCTTAGCACGCCTTCTGATATTCCCGTTTCGCGTGCGAAGGCACGCACTGGAGTGCGACCGATAAGACGCAAAAGCCGACCAGGGAATGATCCAGCGTCGGTATTCGACGCTGGATCACCTGATCCAGCGTCAGAGAGGTGATCTAACGTCATGGTTCGCCCCTTTTAATCAATGAGTTAAGTGGTTCCTTGGCCCGTTCGCGTTCTTTTTCACGCTGGAAGCGTAAAAAATGATTGTGATGCGCTCTATCGTGCGCTACTATTGCGGCATGGAACAAAACAACACCCCAAAAAAACCAGTCCCTGAAGACTGGCACCCGGCCGACATCGTCGCGGCCCTGCGCAAGGCTGGCTGGTCGGTTCGCAGACTCTCTGCGCACCACGGCTACCACCCGAAAACCCTCAATGCTGCTATCGATCGTCCGTGGCCCAAAGGGGAGCGCTATATCGCTGAGGCGATAGGCGTTCCCCCCGAAACTATTTGGGCAGCGCGCTTTGCCGTTCGTTCCGAACGGCGCGCGGCTTAGTCAATTCTAGCGGATTCCATTATGAAAATTGAGCGCTATTTTGCGGCTGTTGATCTGGCTGGTTTGCCAGGGATGCCTCTATCTGCCAGGGCGGTATCACTCAGGGCAAAAAAAGCTGATTGGCCGCGCAGAAAACGACCCGGCCGCGCTGGCGCTTGGGAATACCCCGAATACTGCCTCCCTGCCGAGACCCAAGAGCACCTGCGGCAGCAGCGGGTGCTGGTGGAGGTTAATGAGGCGCTGGCGGATATGTCGGCACCGGGCGAGGCGATCATGCTGCCGCCGACGCTGGAGGAGTTGTCCGCGAAAGCGGATGAGGCGCGCAAGCAGCGGCAGGTCAATGCGGGCAAGTTTGCCGCGCTGCCGCCGGGGTCCAGCAAGCGGCTGGATGCTGATTCTCGCTATGCGATTATTTCGGCATTGGAGACCTTCCGCAGCGGGTATGGCTGCGATAAGGCGGAGTCCCGCCGGTTGTTTGTGGCGGCGCTGGAGGCGGGCCGGGTTGATGGGCTCAGTGATGAGGTGCTGGCGGTGTATCCGGTGCGCACTGGGGTGCGTGATCCGCGGCTGTTGGCGCGCTGGGAGCGGCAGCTGGCCCTGCATGGCCGCTGGGGTCTGGTGGACAACTACGGGAACCGCTCTGGTCAGGGCGCTTTTGGCCGGCATGAGCGGGTTGATGAGCGCGGCCGGGGTCGGAACGCGATGCGTGAGAAGGCCATTGGTGCGCTGTTCAAGTACCCGCAGTTCAGCCAGGTGCTGCTGCGCGAATACCTGCAGGCGAAGGGTTTTACGGTGCCGGGGCTGCGCACGGTTGGGCGCTGGATGAATGCGTGGAAGCAAGACAACGCGCCGCTGTGGTCGTATTTGACCAATCCAGATGAGTGGAAAAACGTGCATATGGCGGCGGTTGGCAGTCAGCACGAGGCCATCACGGCGCTGCATCAGATGTGGGAGGAGGACGGGTCTCCGTTCGACATTATGGCCACTGATGGGCGCTTCACGCTGATGGGGGTGATTGATATGTATAGCCGCAGCGGTAAGGCGCTGCTGGAGCCCACCTCTACCGCGATGGGGCTGAACCGGGTGACGCGGCGCGGGCTGGTCGATTGGCGGGCGGTGCCGGACACGATACGCACGGATAACGGTGCGGATTACATCAGTAGGTTGTTCGCGGCGGCGTTGCGTGACCTGGGCATTGAGCAGGAGCTGTGTGTGCCGTTTGCGTCGGAAGAGAAGGGCACGGTGGAGCGGTTTATGCAGACCATTATGCACGGCTGCCTGAGCCTGTTGCCGGGCTTTATTGGGCATAGCGTTGCGGACCGCAAGGCGATTGAGGGGCGGCGCAGTTTTGCGGCCCGGACGACTGAGGAGCGGCCGCTGATTGAGGTCAGCCTGAGTTCCACGGAGCTGCAGGAGCGCATCAATCAGTGGATTGATGTGGTGTATGACCATGCCCCGCACCGGGGTGAGGGTATGGACGGGAAGTCACCGTTCCAGCGGCGCACTGAATGGACTGGCGCGATACGCCAGATCACCGATATCCGGGCGCTGGATATGCTGCTGTCCGATATCGCTGGGGAGCGAGTCATCGGCAAGAAGGGCATCGCCTATCAGCACCACCATTATTCCTGTCCGGAGTTGTTCAGCACTGATCGAGGCACGGGCCACACGGTGAAGCTCAAGCATGATGAGGCTGAGATAGGCCGGCTGTACGCCTACGACAGCAAGGGGTTTGTTGGCGTGGTTGAGTGTCCTGAGCTGCTGGGCATCAGCCGCGCTGAGCATGCGATGGCGATAAAGCACGCACAGAAGGCTTACCGGACCGAGGCGGCTGCTGAGGCCCGCGAGTACACCAAGACTATCAAGCAGAACCCGACGGATGCCATTTTGGAATGGCGCGCGGCGCAGAGCGAGAACGTGACGGCATTTCCTCGGCCTACAGAGGCCCACAGCACGGCGGCCCTGGACGCTGCCGCCGCTGCGGTGCGTGCCGATGATGCGCGCCAGAATCCAGAGGCGCCGGGCGTTGATGATGCGGCCCATCAGGCGCTTAAAAGTGACTTTGCCGAGCGGGAAAAGGCCGAGGTGATTGCGGTGGATGACCCGCTGAAGACCCATGCGTATTGGGTCAGCGTAGAGCGTCGCGGTGATGTGGTGAGCAAGACAGAACGTGAGGGCCTGCGGTACTACGTCGCCAGCGGGAAGTACGAGTCCAATCAGGAGACCTTTGATCTGTTTCCTGATGACTTGGATATCGACAAGTTTATTGCCATGCAGGCATAGAAAAGCCCCTCTGCAAAGGGGCTTTGGATAGCAGTAATGATACTGCTGCAACAACACTGAGGTAACGATTGTGAAGTTCAAAATACTACCTGTCAAGAACGTGGTGCGGATGAAGGAGGCCGGTGATGCGCTGATCAGCCGCTCCATGGGAATGCCCGGCATTGGCCTGATTTGGGCGCCGACTGGCTACGGCAAGACGACTGCCACTACCTGGTATATCAATCAGGTCAATGGGGTGTTTGTGCGTGCCATGGAGCTGTGGTCGGCCGGGGCGATGCTGGACGATATCGCCACGGAGCTGGGCATCGATGTCCGGCGGCTGACGCTGAAGAAGAAGTCTGACGCCATTGTTGCCGGGTTGGCCGAAACCGGCCGCTCGCTGTTCATTGATGAGGCCGATTACGTGGTGGACAGCCCGCGGCTGGTCAACATTCTGCGCGATGTCCATGACAAGTCGAGCACGCCCATCATTCTGATTGGTATGCACGGGATTGAGCGGAAGATCCGCAATAACGAGCAGTTCACCGGGCGGATCTCGCAGTGGGTGGGGTTTGAGGGTGCGGACCAGGCCGATGCGCGCATGCTGGCCGATGGGTTGTGCGAGGTTGAGGTCCAGCAGGATCTGCTGGATGCGCTGCACCTGAAGGCCAGCCCGCAGCAGCGCGGCTCCAGTGTCTACGCCGCTGAGGTGCGGCGGCTGCTGGTTGGGTTGGAGAAGATCGAGCAGTTTGCCATCAGCGCGGGGCTGGCCAGCATTGGGCTGAAGGATTGGCCGAAGAATCGGGACTTCTTTATCGGCAAGGCGGTGGCGGCAAAGACGCCGGCAAAGGTCACGGCGCTGCGGCCGGTGGGTGATGGGGGGGATCAGTGATGGACTACGTGACCCAGTACGACGATGACCTGCTGATCCACCTGCACAAGCACGGGCCGACGGTGGTGCGTGGCTACGCGGAACTGCGTGTTGCACGGCGCTTGCAGCACCGCGGCAAGGTCAAGTTATACAGCCGGGATGGTCGGCGGATTGTGGCGCTGCGGGGCAGCTCCCGTGCGTGACCGCCGCCGCACCGCCTACCCGCCCGGCAGCCCACGCGCCAAGTTGTGGCAGTCGCTGCGCATCATGCGGAGCTGTGGCATGGCCGAGCTGTGCGCCACCTGCGACCTCAAGCCCCGCACCGCGCGGGCCTATATCGAGCCGCTGGTGCGGGCTGGCTTTGTCCGCTCAAGCCGCAGCGGGCCGCGCCAACTGGCCGTTTACGCGCTGGCCAAAGACACCGGGCCGCACCCGCCGCGCATCTGGATGACCCAGCGCGCGGTGTACGACATCAACACCCGGAAAACCTACCCATTTAGTGAGACCGACCATGGAATTTGACTACATCATCAAGAGCGAAGGGGAAGAATTCCCCGTTGATGCCAAACGTTTTGAAAGCGAAGGAGACGCCATCTGTGACCCCGAAGGACTGGCCATCGACGCCGCCTGGCAGCATTACCGGCAGGGTGGATTTGTAGGCTGGCCCATTGACCTGGAGATCTACGCCGACGGCACCAGCCTTGGCATCTACCACGTCGAAAAGATCGACGAGCCGCAGTTCTTCGCCGTCCCCTGCACCCCGGAGTCCTACGCATGAGCGACTGGACAGACATCTTGCGGGCCGAATCAGAGCGCACCAGCCAGAGCCGTGCCGGCACCCGGATTGGCTACTCGTCAACCGTGGTCTGCCGGGTACTGGCCGGAGATTACACCGGCGATGTTGGCAGTGTGGAAGACGCGGTGCGGGGTGCGTTGATGGGTGAAACCGTTGACTGCCCGGTGATCGGCGACATTCCCCGCAACCGCTGCATTGAGCACCAGCGCAAGCCCTTTGCGGCGACCAACCCGATGCGCGTGAGCCTGTGGCGTGCCTGCCGCTCTGGATGCCCCAACAGCCGCCTGGAGGTGGAACTGTGAGCACAACAATGCTGATTGGAATCGCCGCACTGATCGTGCTGGCACTCATGGTTGCCGCCGGCCTGCTGGTCATCTGGTCCCTGTGCCGCAACGACCCCATGGGCGAAGTAGACATGAGCAGCACGCACTACCTGACCCAGGCCGACATCGACAAGCGCCGGGCTGCGCTGACCACACAAATGCACAAAGGAGAGATCTTATGAGCCACTGGAGAGTGCTTCCCACCCACAACAAGGCCGGCGATCTGGCCATTGTCCCCTATCTCAATGACCGCCCCATCAACCGCATTGCCACCGTCAAACAGAGCCCCGGCGTGCCCGCTTTGGAGAACGCGACCCTCATGGCCAGCGCTCCCCGCCTGCGGGCCGCGCTGGAGGCCATTGTCTCCCGTGACCTGCTGGACCCACGTGAAGACGACATGCCCGCGGCCATGCTCG